AGATTCAGTGAAACGTGCTGATAACCTAGATTTACGTGCAATACTAACACAAAAACTAAGAGCGGAATATGCTAGATGTCTAGAATCCAATGGTGGTGTACATTTCTCAAACGCTACTCAATTAGCAGAGTATCTAGAAGATGGTGCTGCTATATTAGATTGGTTTAAAAAACGAAGAACGCAATATTTTAGTAGCAAAGATTGGGAACTAGTTGGTATTGAATTAGAATTATGTACTCCGGCATCTAAAGCAAATCCTTCTGTATATTGGTATGGATTTATTGATGTTGTGTTACGACACGTTCCTAGCAATACAATTCATATACTAGATATTAAAACTAGCAGAATGGGTTGGAATCAACATCAAAAAGCAGATCCAATTAAAACAGCACAATTGGTTGCATATAAAAACTTTTTCTCAGATCAGTTTGGTGTACCTAAAGACAACATAACAGTTGAATTCTTTATCGTTAAAAGAAAGATCATTGAAGAGTCAATGTTTCCACAAAAGCGAATTCAACAATTTAAGCCAGCTGCTGGATCAGTTACACAAAAAAAAGTGCAGCGACAAATAGATGCATTTGTAGAAGCTTGTTTTGATTTAGAAGGCAATAAAAATGAAACTAAGACATACCTAGCAATATCAGGTAAAGGCGATAAACATTGTAAATATTGTCCATTTAAAACTGATTATGAAAAATGTCCGAAGGATGCTAGGATTCGTAAATAAAAATATTTATAATAGTAATATGATAAAGTATAAACACAAACATATATACGTGTATAGTTATTTTATAAATAAGAAACCTCCTATGTCAGGAGTAACTCCATACGAATATTCGTTATGTACAGATCATGATAATCCAAATGGAAAAGAAAACCGAGCAATATTAGAATCGATGCTTCGAATAGTGTGGGGCTATATGCCTAAAGTTGTTAAATTTAAATACGAAAAAAACAATGACTAAAGTAGCGGTTATCGGTAATACAGGTTGGCAAAATAAACGCAAAGTTCAAGAAACATTGCAGATGTTAAAACGTAAATTTCCGGAAGAGTTAGTAATCATCGGTGCTGGCGGTAATGAAGGTGCTAATTTTTATGTTAGAAAATTTGCATTAGAATTTGGTATGGAATATAGAGAATTTAATCCATCATTTTCTGGTTATAATTTATATTCAGCTATGCCCGAATCATATTATGGTAAAAAATATCATTTCAGTCAATTACATCATAGAATGAAACTTATTGCGGAACATTGTGATTACATGATGATAATGAGTAATGAACCTAATTTAGATCCGGTATTAAAAACCGCATATACAAATATCAATAAACTAAACAAACCGGTGGTTATATTAGGTTAATCAATATTTATATTAAATAAGTTATAATAAAACAAAGGTTACATATGAGTAAAAAGAAAATTTTACTATTAGCAGATGATTTCAGATTACCATCTGGAATTGGAACAATTAGTAAAGAAATTATCTTTAATACAGTTAAAGAGTACGATTGGATTCAATTAGGAGCCGCATTACAACATCCAGAAGCTGGTAAAGGATTAGATTTATCTGCACAAGTAGCACAAGAAACTGGGGTTGAAGATGCAGATGTAAAAATTATTCCATGGAATGGTTATGGTGACAGAAATATTTTATTTTCTTTATTAAATGTAGAACGTCCAGATGCTATATTTCATTTCACCGATCCTAGATATTGGACTTGGTTATATGCGTTAGAGCACGAAATTAAAACTACATACAATATACCAATTATTTATTATTCAATTTGGGATGATTTACCATTTCCACAATGGAATGCTCCATTTTATGCAAGTTGTGATATGATTATGGGTATTAGTCGCCAATCAGACAACATACATAAAGAAGTATTAAACCAAAATGGTTTTGATGTTATTGATTATGATAGACATCCAGTTCCCGGAGTTTCTAAAAAATGGAATGATGTTGTTACCGGATACGTTCCGCACGGATTGAATCATAATATATTTAAACCAGTAGATAAAAATTCTGCAGAATATCAATCAATGCATAAACAATTGAAAACTGATAATGGAGTAGATTTTATAGTATTTTGGAATAACAGAAATATCAGAAGAAAACAGCCTGGCGATTTAATTTTAGCATTTAAGCATTTCGTCGATCAGTTACCAGAAGAACAAAAAACAAAAGTAGCTTTACTTATGCATACAGATCCAATCGACGAGAATGGTACTGATCTAATTGCAGTTCACCAAGCATTGGCTCCTAATTGTAAAGTTATATTTTCATCACAAAAAGTTTCTGCCATTGATTTAAACATGATATATAATGTTGTAGATGTAGTTGCAAATATTGGTAGCAATGAAGGTTGGGGACTAAGTAGCACAGAAGCAATTTTATCAGGTACTCCAATTATTAACAATGTTACCGGCGGATTACAAGATCAGTGTGGTTTTGTAGATGAGAATGGCAATGATATCAAGTTTGACACTGAATTTACAACTAATCATACCGGAAAGTATAAATTGCATGGTATTTGGGCAAAGCCAGTATTTCCATCTAATAGATCATTACAAGGATCGCCAGCAACACCATATATTTTTGATGACAGAGTTCGATTTGAAGATGTAGCTGACGCAATGTTATATTGGTATAATACTCCAGAAACATTAAGAGAAGAAATGGGTGTTGCTGGAAGAGAATGGGCATTAAACAAAGGACTAACGGCTGAGCAAATGGGTAATAAAATGATAGAAATGATGAATTATTTATTTTCCATGGAAAAACAGCCTAGAGCTAGATTTTCAGTGCATAAATTTAAAACAAAAAGTTACGAAAAACCAGGAATTGTATGTTAAAAGCAGTTATATCTAGTCCATTTGCTACTCAGAGTGGTTATGGACATCATGCTCGCGAAATTATCGAGAACATAATCGAAAGAAAGAGCTCAGAATGGGACATTAAACTATTATCTATGCCATGGGGTCATACTCCATTTACTTATCCAGTTAGTGATGATTGGAAACAAAGAACATTACCATTACCGTTAGAATTTCAGCCTGATATTTTTATACAAATTACAGTCCCAACTGAATTTCAACCTATAGGTAAATTGAATATCGGAGTTACCGCAGGTACCGAAGGAGACATTTGTCCTGCTGATTGGATTGATATGATTAATCGAATGCAAATCGTAATAGTTCCTAGTAAATTCACAAAAGACGTATTTGAAACAACGGCAAAACAACATAACAAAGATATTTTATGTAAACTAATTGTTATTCCTGAATATTTTAATGAAACGGTATATTCGCATAAAGCAGATAGTGCAGAAAATTCTCGAGATATATTAGCAGAATTAAATGATATCACCGAATCATTTGCATTTTTATCGGTAGGACATTGGTTATCTGGTAATATAGGTGAAGATCGAAAAAATATATCTGGTGTTATATATTCATTTTTAAATACATTTAAGAATACAAAAGAAAAACCAGCTCTTATACTAAAAACATCGGGAGCTACATATTCGGTAATGGATAGAATGGATATTGAAAATAGAATATCTCAAATTATCAGTCAACCGATATTTCAGAACGCAAAATTACCAAATATATACGTAGTTCATGGAGATTTAACAGATGATGAAATGAATGCATTATATAATCATCCAAAAGTTAAAGCAATGTATTCATTAACAAAAGCAGAAGGGTTTGGTCGTCCGTTATTAGAATTTGCAACAACTGGTAAACCAATGATAGTTCCATTGCACTCAGGACAACGTGATTTTTTACATGAAGAATTTGTTATAGAAGTAAAAGGTAATTTAACACCAATCCATCCTACGGCACAAAATGAATTTTTAATTGATGGTGCTAAATGGTTTACTCCTGATTATGGATATGCTCAAAATCTATTAAAGGAGGTATTTACGAAGTATAAAAACTACGTAGATAACGGTAAGCGTCTTAGATATCATGTTAATCAATCATTCACGAAAAGTGCGGTACAACCCGAATATGATAAGTTATTTGAAGTAATTAATAAATTTGAATCTAATATACCAAAGAAGATTGAATTGAAGTTACCAAAATTAAATAAAATAGAATTACCAAAACTTCAAAAGGTTGGTGAATAATATTAATTTTCATATAATAAAAGTATGAAACTAACATATGCAATAACAGTTTGTAACGAATTTGTAGAAATTCAGCGTTTAGTGTCCTTTTTGCTTCAACACAAACGTCAGCAAGATAATATAGTTATACTATATGATGAAGCAAATGGTGATCCTGCTGTGGAAGAATATTTACGAACACATTCATTAAATAATGAATATTCGTGGCATAAAGCAAAATTTGATAATCATTTTGCAAATTGGAAGAATAAATTAAGTAGTCTCTGTTCTGGGGACTACATCTTCCAAATTGATGCCGATGAAATGATTAATGAGCATTTATGTCAACTCATACCACAAGTTATAGAATCGAATAACGTTGATGTGATAATGGTTCCGAGAGTCAATATAGTTGATGGATTAACTCCGGAACATATCGAAAAATGGCGTTGGCAAGTTAATGAGCAAGGTTGGATAAATTTTCCGGATTATCAATGGAGAATATATCGAAACAAATGTGCTGTTACATGGATTAATCCAGTTCACGAACAATTAACAGGCTTTACATCAATTGCACAGTTACCAGCTGAATGTGATTGGTCATTAACGCATCACAAAACAATACAACGACAAGAACGTCAAAATAATTATTACGATACATTATGAAAAATAAACAAGAAATTCCATTATTTAAAGTATTCATGTCACCAAATGCCGCACCTGAGGTTGCTAAAATTTTAAATAGCGGTTATATTGGGCAAGGACCTAAAGTAGATGAATACGAACAAAATCTTAAACAGTTTTTCAATGTAGATCGATTAGTAACATTAAATTCAGGAACATCAGGACTACATTTAGCATTACACTTATTAAAAAAATCATGGACCGGATCAGTAAGTGACGGATATTCGTTTAATGAAACCGCATGGCCTGGTCTGAGCGATGGAGACGAGGTATTAGCAACAGCTCTCACATGTACTGCCTCTAACTTTCCTATACTAGCAAACAATCTTAAGATAAAGTGGGTAGATGTGGATCCTACTACATTAAATATCGATTTAGATGATTTGGAACGTAAAATTACAGCTAAAACGAAAGCTATTATTTTAGTTCATTGGGGAGGATACCCAAATGATTTAGATCGAATTAAACAAATTCAAGAAAAATCGTTAAAGTTATATGGATTTAAGCCAGCTGTTATTGAAGATGGTGCACATTCATTTGGATCTAAATATAAAGGCAAACATTTAGGAAATCATGGTAATATGGTAATGTATTCAACACAAGCAATTAAACATATTACGAGTATAGATGGCGGCGTGTTAACATTGCCACATCAGAATTTATATAATAGATCTAAATTAATTCGTTGGTATGGTATCGATCGTGATAGTAATCGTAAAGATTTTAGATGCGAAGCTGACATCGAAGAATGGGGGTTCAAATTCCATATGAATGATGTATGTGCTACCGTAGGAATTGAAAATTTAAAACATGCATCTGAAATTATTAGTAAACACCAAGAAAATGCAAAATATTATGATGCTATGTTATCTAATGTCAATGGGGTTACATTATTAAATCGTCATTCAGATCGAGAATCTGCATTCTGGATATACAGTATGTTAGTAGATGACAGAGATGGATTTTATAAATGGATGAAAGAATGTGGTATAGTTGTATCACAAGTGCACGAACGAAATGATAAACACACATGCGTTAGAGATTACTCAACACCGTTGCCTACTTTAGATAAAACTATAGGAAAGATCGTATCCATTCCAGTTGGTTGGTGGGTAACTAATGAAGACCGCGAATATATCGTTAACTGCATTAAAAAAGGATGGTAATATGTATAAACATAAAAACGGCATAATTTTAAGAAAACTAGAAAAACAAGATTTAGATATTTTAAAATATTTAAAAAATGAATCTTGGTTTGGTACCCATAATACAATATTTGTTAATTCAGTCGATCAAGAGAATTGGTTTAATTCATTAGATTCTAACAAAACATTAATACTAATCGCAGTACTAAACGGGGTAGCAGTTGGGTTATATAAAATACAAAATCTTGATTGGATCAATAGAAAATATGATTCAGCACATGATGTATTTGAAAGTCATCGAGGTAAAGGATATAGTAAATTAGTATTACAAGCTGGTATCGATTTTGGATTTGAGGTATTGAATGTTAATCGTATAGATTCTGAAGTTTTAGAAAATAATCAAGCTAGTTATAAAAGTGCAATTTCAGTTGGATTTATGCAAGAAGGAATAAAACGAAATTGCATATATAAATGCGGTACGTATCTAAATAGTTATGTGATCGGAATATTACGATCTGATTGGGAACAATTAAATCGAATCAAGGAAATGGGCGGAATTTGTAATTTATCATATACACCGAAAAATGGAAAGTAAAATTCTTATTGTTTTAGCATATTATAAACGACCGAAAATTGTTTTAAATGCACTTACTAGTATAAAAAAATTATCTTATACAAACTGGCAATTAAACTTCATTGATGATTCAGGTGACGACTCATTTAAACAAACATTATTTGATTTTGGATTGGACAACTCCAAAATAAATTATATCCCAATATTCGATAGTGATGATACCAAGAGAATTCAAGGCGGATCTAGACATGGTGAGTTTATAAACAAATCTATAGAAAATTCAGATTGTGATATAGTAGTGATATTATGCGATGATGATGCAATTGTAAATGGATATTTTGAATATTTAAATGAATATTATCAACTTAATCCTGAAGTTAATTGGGCATATAGCAAAGTTTATTTTTATGATCCTAGTATCGAACCATATATAAATGGAAAACCAGAAACGGAACTACAATACTCGCATCCAGGATCAACATATACATTAAATAATTATAATGATGCGTTAATACCAATGGGTAAATTAGATGCGTCCCAAATAACATTTCGTAGTAAAGTATTTAAAGAAGGCAACTGCTGGTTTCCTAGTCCACAAACTAGAGGTTTAGATGCTGCAGTATTCGAGCAAATTGCAAAAAAATATGGATATTGCTATCCAACATACATATATGGGCAGTATAAAGGAGCATTTGATGATCAATTGGGAAATAGATGGGTCAGTAAACATAATGAATTTGGTATAACTAATGAATAAAATATTATATACACTACACGTAATGTGGTATGAATCTATGATGATAAATGAAACATTAGATTCATTACAGGATGCGATCAATAAATCAGATATGCCGGTCGACATTATAATTTGTTTAAATTCGCAAACATATATTGAAAAACCAGATGCTGGATATAATCCAATTGAAATGTTTGATGAATTTATAAATCATGAAGTGTTACAAAATGCTACGATTATACATAAAACTGATGATAATGAATTTTATAATATCGGTGATTGGGCAAGAGATATATACGGGCCTAACTATGATTATAAGTATATAGTATGGGGCGAAAGTGATTGTTTAGTTCCAGAAGATTATTTCTTTTTATTGTGGCATATTAATATTAAAGAACCGCATGTTTTATCGTTAGCTAACCGAAAAATGTGGGATTCTACATGGGACGAAATAGAACACGATTGGATTAAGCAATTTCCCAGAAATGGTCCAGCACACCGACCAGAACAAGCACCAATACCATTCAATAGTACAGATTATATTTCAATTGATACGTTAAATGAATTTAATAATAAATTTGAACCATATGTGATGGCTATGAATGTTCAAAAAATTGATGGCTGTATGACTGCGTTATCTCGGGGATTGCCGCTAAATTTTATACATCCAGATTTACATATTGGGGGACATGATTATTATTTTGAAATATTTTTAAAGAAAAATAATATAACACAATATTATATTCCAACTAGATTAAAAGGACACAATCAAGTTCATCCAAATAAGCGAATTGGAACTAGTACACAACGTGGGTGCGAAGAATATATTTTTTATAAAAATGAATGTGATAATTTAATACACAATTTAATATATGAATAAAAACTCTAAAATATTAGTCACCGGTAGTACAGGTATGGTTGGATCTTCGGTAGTTAGACTGTTAAAAAATCTAGGTTATACTAATTTATTAACTCCACCAAGAAAAGAATTGGATTTAACTGATACATCCGCAGTTAATGATTATTTTAAAACAAATACTCCGGATTATGTATTTTTAATTGCAGCAAAGGTAGGAGGTATATATGCAAATATGACATATAGAGCTGATTTTATTTTTGATAATTTAATGATGCAATCTAACGTTATAAATGCATGTAAAAATAATAACATTAAAAAATTATTATTTGTTAGTAGTGGTTGTGTATATCCAAAAAATGCTAATAATCCAATTGTAGAATCAGATATGTTAACCGGATTATTAGAACCATCAAATGAACATTATTCTGTTGCAAAAATTGCTGGTATTAAAATGTGTGAGGCATACCATATGCAATATGGATTAGATTATGCAGTTGTTATACCAAATAACATATATGGCCCAGGTGATAACTACCATCCAGAAAATTCACATGTTATGGCAGCAACAATCAAAAAGTTTCATGATGCTATACAAAATAATTCCGATGTAGAAATTTGGGGCAGTGGAAATCAAATGCGTGAATTTGTATATGTAGATGATGTAGCAAATGCTTGTATTAGTTTAATGAATAGTGATTATATCGGAATGTATAATTGTAGTAGTGAATTTGAAATTGCAATTAAGGATTTAGCAAAAATGGTTGCTGATATACTAGGATTTTCTGGAAATATTATTTATAATACTAATAAACCAGAAGGTCATTTTCGAAAAGGATTTTCTTGTGCTAAATTAAAAAATACAGGTTGGGCAGCTCAAACTGATTTACAAACAGGCATTCGGTTAGCATACGAATGGTATAAAAACAATTTACATGAAAAATAATATATCACTGCTAGTAGGATTAAAAAATAATTTAGACTACAACAAACACTTTTATCAAACAACTAGAGAATTATATCCAGATGTAGAACTATGTTTTGTGAGTTATGGATCAACGGATGGTACGCATGAATGGTTAAATACATTAGATGATACTAATGTTAAATACTTCTATGCAGATAGACAAAGGACATTTTCAGATACATTTAATAAAGCAGCAGAGATTGCTACTAAAGATTATGTAGCATATTTGCATAATGATATCGTATTAGCACCGGGATTTATTGAGAATCTAGAAAAACATGTATCTGAAACAAACATAGTATCATATACCACAATAGAGCCGCCTATATTCGCAGGACATGAACGTCCTGGTAAACTAATATATGATTTAGGCACGGAGTTAGAGACGTTCGATAAACAAAAACTATACGACTTTGTTGCACAAGAAAATCACAAATACTCAGATAAAACTGAACCTGGTATTACGTTTTTTATGTGTATGCCTAGAACTAAATTATTAGAGATCGGCGGTATGGATAATTTATATAATCCAATGTTCTGTGAAGACGATGACTTAATTCGTCGTTGGAAATTATTAGGAATGAATTGTTTTACGGCATTGGATGCGATATGTTATCACTTTGTGAGTAAAACATCTAGATTTTCAGATGAATATCAAAACAAGACTCAACAAATTGAAATTAAATCTAATCGAAACTTCATCAGGAAGTGGGGAACTAGAGCAGATGTTCCAAAATATAATATAGCATATGTTGTTAAGAATTGTACGTATGAATTAATAAATGCACTAGAACCATGGTGTGATAGAATTTATATTGATGATACGATGCAAGTTATAACATCACATTACATTGATAACGAACAACCAAATACAAAATTTGATTTAACTTGCCGAGTATTAACAACACAATATAATGATCCATTAGGAGAAAATGATGTAGTGGTAGAGTTTGATGCACAACAATTACATAATCACAATTTTTACATATTACAACGACTTCCGGAAATATTATACAATCAAGGAGAACCTGGTGTATTTGAGATAGATGCATTTAAAATACACATTGTTAGTTTAATTGAATATCAAAACGATCTAATTAAACTAGGTTAAAGTAACTCTCCGTATATTTATATTTAAATAGTAAAAATTACGGAGAGTTTTCATGAAACAATTTATAAAAGGTATGCTTTCTGATTCTAGAACGGGCGAAATTTCGTCTAAAAGAGTCATAGGCACATTGGGTTTCTTGCTTTTAGCAATCAATATGACCGTACATGGTTATGTACCTGGCGCAAAACCAATTCAATCAGAATTGATACAGGCAGTAGAATTCATTACGATCGCTGCATTATTTGGTACAACAGCAGAAAAATTTTCTAACTTAGTAAGTGCACGCAAATAATCATGGAACATGAATTAGAATGGGATAATGAATGGTATCCAGATAGTTCTCTGTAAGGAAAGGATCATATGAGTTTAGTTAAATTGCAAGAACACTGCGGGGTGAATCCTGATGGTGTATTTGGTAAAACAACATTCGGTGCTGCTAGAGCTCATTTTAATCTTACACCCATACGAGCAGTGCATTTCTTTGCACAAACAGCACACGAAACAGGAGGATTCCGTTTATTTGAGGAATCATTAAATTATTCAGCAGATAGATTATTAGCAATATTTCCTAAATATTTTAGATCAAATGCGATAGCATTAGCATATGCACGTAAACCAGAAAAAATTGCAAATCGTGTATATGCTAACAGAATGGGTAATGGTGACGAAGCTTCTGGAGATGGATGGAAATATAGAGGTAGAGGGGCAATACAATTAACTGGTAAATCTAACTACGAAGCATTTTCCAAACACATTAAAAACGAAGAAATTGTAAGTAATCCGGGTATAGTTGCAGAACAATTTTCATTTGAATCTGCATTATTTTTCTTTGAACGAAACAACTTATGGCGTATTGCAGATAAAGGATTAGACGATAAAACTATCACACAATTATCACTCCGTATTAACGGTGGTTACAATGGTTTGTCAGACCGAATAAAATTGACAAATAAATACAAAGCATATATTTAAAAATAAATTAATATGAAAAGTAACTACTATATGGAAAAAGTAATGGAATACATAAAACCGTTTGCAATGGCTGTTTTTACATTTTTAACACCAATCAATGGATTATTAGGTTTATTGTTTTTAGCCGTAGTGATTGACACGCTATTTGCGATATATGTTTCAATTAAACAGCGAGGGTGGAGTTCATTTCAAAGTGTAATACTTAGAAAAGGCATCGGTGCTAAACTTCTTTTTTACTTAGGTACCGTTATATTAGCATTTTTAATTGATAAGTATATTATAGGAGCATCTGCATTCCGCATTCCGTATTTATTATCAAAAGCAATTTCAGCGATATGGATTTATGTGGAGGTTAAAAGTATCGATGAAACTTCAATGAAAATGGGTAATAGATCCATATGGGTTATAGTTAGAGAAATGATACAAAAACTTGCAAATTTAAAAAAAGAAATCGACGAAACTTGCGATAAGTCAGATAAATCTTAGGATTTAATTCAATATCTTCATATAATATAGTATGAATTATAAGTACATACTATATGCAATAATCATGTTTATCATAGGCCAAGCCTTAGCATGGTTTCAATTTAATGGTCCGATATTATGGAGTTGGGCCAGACAATACAAATACATTATATTAGTAATATTTGGCCTTCCAGTTTCTTGGTTTTTTCTGGAGGGAACGGATTCGGCAGTAAATGGTTTTGGAGGTCAACTATGGCCTAGCAGATTCTTATCATTCGTTTCCGGCATATTTGTGTTTACAATATTAACATATTTTTTTAAATCAGAGCCAATAACTACAAAAACTATAGTTTGTTTAGCATTATCATTTGCTATCATTTGTGTGCAGGTGTTTTGGAAATGAAATATATTTATTTTAAAATAAAGAAACTATTTATATGATACGATACACATTATCCAAGCAAGACATCGATTCATTTATTATTAGCGAAGTTCAGTCGCATATCAAAAATTCAGTAACTATACAAAAACAACTTTTATCAGAAAAAATATATGGTATAGATAAAGGAGTAACTCAATTACCTTCGAAGCCATGGTCTGATACTAAAACTGAAAGTATTTTACGAGATACATTTAAACTGTTAAAATTAAAACCGAGTTCTGATGCCGATGTTAATGAAATAAAAAGTAACGAAGCTGTGTATGTTGCATTAACTGAAAATGACACGATATATTTTTATGATGATCAAACTGCAGAAAGTTATGCACGCAACGAAAAATACGGATATACAGTAGACGCAACAGGTATACGTTTATATAATACTGAAACACCATCTGAATTTAATGTAGAAAAAAATAATGCTGGTTTTTTAAAATTTATACGTGTTAGTAAAGTACCTGGAACTACATATGTAACTGGAGAATTTACGTTATCATCTGGAGAGCAAGAAAAAGCAAAAAAACAGGTAAAAACTAAAAAGCAAAAAGCTCATGACACGTGGGATGAAGTTGCAGAGTGGTCATCTATAATTGCACATGGTGCATTAGATGTTGCTGGATTTTTTGATTTTTATGGAGTAGGTACAGCTGCAGATTTAGTAAATTCTTTGTTGTATGTATATGAAGAACAATATTTTTATGCAGCACTATCGATGATTGCTTCTATCCCAGGAGCTGGATCTGTAATTGCAATGCCAATCAAGTATTTGTTTAAAAGTGCGAAGGGTGTAATGAAGGCTGTAAAAACCATGGCAGAAGGAATCGTAGCTGTTCTTAAATACCTAGTTGAATTCTTTAAAGGAAATGCAATGGCACAAAAAGCAATTACGTCGGGTTGGAAATTGTTAGAAGATCTATATAAAGCATCTAAAGGCGTATTACAACAAAAATTCACTCCGAGTGTACTTCAGCCATTGTGGAAACAAATTGATGAAGGTCTTAAGGCAGGTAGAATATATTTAGATGATTTATATAAAGCTGGAAAAGGCAAGTTTGCATCAACTACGGGAAAAATAGGCAGCGGAGCTGATGATTTAGCAGATGCTATTAATCCAAATGTAGTACCAAATAGAACGAAATTATTTAGTAGCAGCAAATTCAATCACTATTATCGTCGTTGGACTAGTTTAACGTTTGATGAAAGTACAAAACAAACCGCATTAGCACTTCCTAAAATATTAAATAAAATTCCAGTTGGTAGACAAATAAAAACAGCAGGAGATTTTATTATTAATGCATTTACTGTTTCTATACCAAAAAAACAAATGGCTGTTATAATGAACACCATGAAACGTACATTCATTGAAGCATATTCAAAAAGTCCAGAATTCATAAAAACATTAAATGTAGTAGCCAAAAGAAAATTAATACCAGATACCGTAACAGAACTTACTCCTTTATTAAAAAATAGTTTAGATGCGGTTATAAAAGAAAAATCTGGAACACTTTTAGATTACGCAAAAAATGTATTAGCACCAATTGCTCAACAAGGCGGAAAACTTACAAAACAACAGTTACAACAAGCTGCCCACTTAAAACAGTTTAGTGGAATCACAAAAATCAATGGTAAGTTAACAAGTAGTATGAGCCATAATGAATTTTGGTTCAATTTGATAAATTCAGAAGCTGATGATTTGGTAGTAATGGTAAATGGTGTAGAATCTGCATTATCTAAAGAAGCTTTATTAAAAAATCCGCAAGTTGCTGAACATCTATTAATGAATTCAAAATCTGGTGCTAGATATGTTGAGGAATGGGTAGGTAAACAAGTTGAAGACATGAATCCAATATATGCAAACTACATTAGCGATCCATTAAATGCATTAAATGCTAAAGTGTTTAGAACAGCAGAAGATGCTACAAATGGTCTGAGAACTTTAATTATGAATCAACTTACTGATGCTAGAAGATATGCAAGATATGTTGTAGCGGAACTGTCAGCAGGAGTACAGATAGCTACAGGAACAGGTATCAGTGGAGAGCCAGAAGAAAGAGGTTTAGCTAAAACAAAAATACCTAGTTATCTAGGCGGCGATATAGTAGAATGGTTTGAGAATGATCCAAAAGCTCAAAATACAATTATAGCTTCATTATTTGGAAAAATTGGAGCAGATTCGCAAAAAATGATTAAAGATACGCAAAAAGATTTAGAAAAAGCTGGAGAATTAATAACAGGACCAGAAACTGGTACAGTATATACCACTCCTAACTAATTAGAATTGTCATGATGGAATTATATGAATCTATATTACCTACGGTTGCTGATATTTTAACGCAGCATATCGACGGAACTTATCGTCTAAAAGATAGACACTGGGATACGATTATACAAATTACCGGCGCAGTAACCGATCCGATGGGTCAATGGAGTCATCCTGGTAAATGCACAATGATACCAACCAATGATGGTAAAATTACCATGCACCGAGTTCCATTTGAAGTTATAGGTATTGATGAGACGGGACATGCAATATGTATGAAGCCAGGATTAAATTATCAATACATAGGTAAAAATATATTTGAAATACCATCTGCCGGTCAATTTAAAACATTGGCAATGCAATTAAAAAATAAATTAGAAAATGGATCAAAATATGCCAAGTAGAGGTTTAGGTGATGATATAAAAAAAATCACTGCAGCAACAAGATTAGATCAATTAACGGAAAAGATATTTGATCTGCTAAATATGGATTGCGGTTGTGATGATCGACAAGAATGGTTGAACGAACAAACCAAAGATTGGGGTATTTATAAAAGAAAGAACAAGGATAAATAATGGCATTACTAAGTAAATCAGGAATAGGTACGGGTAATACTATTCAGTCATCTCATATTACCAACATATACGATGCACTGAATGGTTCAGGTTCATATGAAATTGTAGCAACCGGGTCGTTTTCTGGATCATTTGCTGGGTCAATTACATCCGCTTCATTTGCATCAACAGCTTCATTCGTCACAACAGCACAAACGGCATCATACGTTTTAAGTTCAGTATCAGCATCTAGATCGACATCATCATCATTTGCTACTTTGGCTGCAACTGCAACTACAGCATCATATATTATAACGGCACAGACAGCTTCATATGTTTTAAATTCAGTATCAGCATCATTTGCAAGTACCGCAACAACAGCTTCATATATTGTTACTGCTCAAACTGCTTCATATGTATTAAATTCTGTTTCCGCATCATTTGCTACTTCAGCATCTAGATCCACATCAGCTTCATTTAGTACGAGTTCGTCAGTTTCAGTATCATCATCATTTGCTGTTACAGCATCGCATCTATTAAACGCAACTGCCGATACAAATATTGCTAATTCTAATTTAATTATTAGTACAAATGCAACTCGAGTATTATCGCATGCTGGTAATAGCCGAATGATCATATCAAAATCAGCTGATGATTCTTCTATATTAGAATTAGATAATTCAACTGTCGGTAACAGTCGAATGTTATATATGAGATCGCTATTAAATAGTGAAACCGATCGAACAGTTGCCCGAGCATTAACATCTGCTGCTGATGATGCAGACGATGCATCATTTGATGGTTGGGTAAATGATCATATTGTAGAATATGTATCTGGTTCTGGAATTGCTCCTAATAAATTAAAAGGTTGGAGTTGGAGTTATTACAATGGTACGGGATATCAAGATATATTATTAATTTCGACTAGTAATACCGCAACACTTAATTCGAAACTAAATATCACCGGTTCATTAACTGTAGGTAATGGTATAACTGGATCTGTAGCTGGATATACCGGAGTTGTATATACTCCTAGTATTATAACAACTGGGTCTAAGCAATATTATTCAGAAGAATTTATATTACCAACTTCCGGAAGTCCCGAAGGATTCGAAACACAATATAGATCTGCCATGAGTTTCAGAATTATAGTTTCTGCAGTTGCTGCCTTTAATGGTAGTGGATATATATACGGTGGTGGATTTCGTCGACAACAAATAACTTATAATGCAATTGCATTTAACGATATAGATGGTAATTTGTATATTTCATATACATCGTCGTCAATTGGTGATACTATTGCAATATGTGGATTAGAACAGGGCTCGACATCAAACAAAGTAAAATTTTGGGTGGATGGTCGATTACATGATTATAGCGATATGGTTAATTACTTCACCGTATCACAAAATAATGCACACATATCAATACAATATAACACTCCAATAACTGCATCAGTATTTGGTGGTTTAGGAGGCTAATAATATATACGCAGGAATAACATGAAACAATTAACAGAATGTAGCTGCGGTTGTGGAGGAGCAACTGGAGGATGTCAGGATAAAGAATCACAAAACTATATGTTTTTTCAGAATCTTCAAACTATACAACACGCAATTGAAGAATTATTAAATATGGATCCAGCTCAAGTAGACGCCATGTTAAGCAACGGCCATGCATGGGCAGTGGATCATATAACTACATCTGCAGATGATATAGAAGAAGTATATCATTTTCTTACTAGTAGCATAGGACACGAAGATGCATATAATTCACAAGAGCCACAATTTGTACCAACTAGTTTTGGTAATCATTTAAAACAAGTAATGGCGGAACGTATCGAACAACGAGATGGTAAATGGGTAGTTAAGCCTAAAAAGGGCAATCATGTATTAGGTACACACCCAACAAAAAAAGCTGCACTTAAACAGTTAGCAGCAATTGAAATATCTAAACATAAGAAATAATGAGTTATTTAAATGCAAATATTCCTACCATAACATGTTTAATTCGAAATGAATTCATGTTTAATCATGAGCATGGCCAAGGTGAATATACAGCAGCAGATGTACATAGTGTAGCATCTATACAAAAAAGAACGCCGCTATTCGAAGCATTCCTAGAAAACGGAGTTAACTGGACAAGAAGACCGATACATGCATTTTGTTGGAAACGAGATGCAGAGAAATTGCCATTAACAGAGCATGTTTATTGGGACTGCTTTTCTTCTTATATAGATGTTCAAGTAAGAGAAAGAATGTCGGGTTTAAGAGCCGATTTAATATCTATCACCGGTGTTAAACGTCAAGGCACATATATGTTTACATTGGATTGGTCACATGAAAATAGAAATGTATTAGACACAAACTTTTCAGAAACTCCCGAGCATAAATGCGGACATGTATTCAAAATGGATAATGGTAACTATTTTATATATCCTAACAACCGAATCATATGGATGGATAATGCATGGACATATAAGCGAATAGATAAAAATCCAGGTTATAAAATTGATATGACTGTTTATAGCGTAGAAAATAAATCAGGATATGAAACTGATTATTCATATATAACAGAATTCAAACCAGATAAATCTACTAAGTAATATTTATTAATATGAAACTTCTAAATTTATTATTTGAGTCTTCAAAGTCTAAAAAAGATGATTTTGAAGAGTTTGCGGAAACTCGAGGTGAGGGTGCAGAAAAGATTGCTACTACAGCAAAACAAAAAGGAGGATTTGCCTTATTAACATGGCATCATTTTAAAGTTAAACTGCCATATTATAAAAAAGCAGCAGATGGTAAATTTGATTTAAAAAAAGCAAAACAAGAATTTAGCCAAACCAAATCTAAAATATCATTGAGTATGACTCCAATTGAATTTCAAAGAGAAGTTGGACGTTTAGAAGTATTAGGTGAATTAATATTAAGAGAACAAGGTAAAAAATAATGAAGTTAAGAAGTATAATATCAGAACAATTAGACTTTTCTGGATTCACAATGAATAAGACATTGAATTCAGAAATATGGAACGATATGAAACTTCATAAAGATATTAGAACTACCTTATTAAAAATTGCTAGAGATTATATCGATTCATTAGATATTAAAGTGAAACTTAAAGATATTACATTTACCGGCAGTCTAGCAAATTTCAATTGGTCTAAACATTCTGATGTGGATTTACATATCATAATTGATTTAGGTCAAATTGAACACAAAACAAAAATAAAAGATCTATTAGATATTAAAACAGATTCATGGAATGCTAAACACAACATAACTATTAAAGGATATGATGTAGAATTATATTTGCAATTACATGATCAAGAACACCATTCAACCGGCGTATATTCAGTATTACATGATAATTGGGTAACTAAACCTAAATTTCGAGAAGTTTCTATCAATAAAAAACAAATAACAAAAAAATACAATAAGATTGCTGACACATTTAATGATATCCAAGCTGATTATAAAAAACATAAAGATTATTTAGATATAGTTGACCGATTAGAAGCATTGCGAGATAAAATTAAAAAAATGCGTAAAGCTGGATTAGAAACCAAAGGAGAATTTTCTACGGAGAACATAGTTTTTAAATTGATACGCAGAAACAATATAATGGGTAAACTAAAAGATTTATTAACAAAAGCATATGACAAATCAGTTTCAATTGATGAAGTATATGTTCCTAGTTTAACAGAGCAAGACATATGATAAGTTTAAAAAAAATACTATTAGAAGCAGCACCGGTAAAAACTAATTCAGAACAAACTACTGAAAATTTAGAAGCTGGAAAAAAAATTGTTAATGAATTAATCAAACGAGGTTTTGATTATACAGATGCGGTAGCACTTGCTGGTAATATGTCTGTTGAATCAATGGAAAATGGAAAATGGTTTCAGCCAAACGCTAGTGACGGTAAAGCATATGGATTATGTCAATGGCAAGGAGATCGACTTACTGCATTAAAAGCGTATGCTAAATATAAAGGAACTGGGGTTTCTAGTTTATCAACTCAATTAGATTTCGTAAAATTTGAACTTAAGGACGGATATTTATTGCATCCAACTGACAAAGATAAAAAATTAAAACAACAATTAGTACCAGGAATTCCTGTAAATTTAGTATACATAGTAGATTCTGCCGGAAAACCATCAATTCCTAGACATTTCACTGCGGCTAGCACAGAAACGAAACAATTTGAACGAAGCAATAAAGCTACAATTAAAGATACAACATCTGCATTAACAGTTAATGTTTTTAGACCGAGCGATCCACACGTTGATCGAAGAGTAGCTAATGCAATGGCTATACACAATTATATATCAAAAGGTTCTAATAAAACTAATGTAGCAACTAAACAAACAACTAATGCAACTACCGAGTCTGAACATACAGTTGAATCTGGCGAAACATTAGGAGGAATTGCAAATAGAAATAATACTACAGTAGATAATCTATTAAAATTAAACCCAGGGTTACAGGCAGATAAAATACGAGTAGGACAAAAAATAAAATTAAAATAACTTTGAATTGTGTATAACTTTATTTATTATTAATAAAGAAACAATGTATGTTATGACTGATATTAAAAACCATATGAATTTATTGTTCGAGTTAGCAATGAAAGCTTTTGCAGCCGGCAACACGACATTTCCTCCAGATTGGAGTAAGGATAAAAAGATATCGTTTTTAGATGAAAGTCTTAAATATGCACTAAAACATGAGTATTATGAACAATGCGGAGTTATTCGTGACTACAAACAACAAATCGAAGAAAAAGGGTAAGTATCAAGTATTTGTGCTAAACGACAATACTAATACATTTCAGAACGTAATAGAAGCGTTACAGTCCTTTTGTGGGCATAATTACTACCAAGCAGGTCAATGTGCCACCATTACTCATAATACCGGCAAATGTTCGGTATTTGTTGATACATACGAAGAATGTGAAGATGTAATGCGAGATTTATTATCTAGTGATATAAAATGTATAATAGAAAAATACAAACCATTAACAAATGATAACGGCAATACGAAAAAAACTAATTGATATACGTGTAGGGTTCTTGCATGCAAAATATCATCGTTTTATGAGAAAAGTAATTCAAGCTCAAGAAGATAAAAATCTAATTAAATTTAAAAAGTATGTATACCGAGCAGAAGATGCTTGGCGTAAAATAGTTATATTAATTGAAACAAAAAAACAATGGGAAGAAAGTCAGCACACACCGGACTAAGTCCGAAGGATAGATCTATTAACCTAATGGATCAGTTCATAAAAAAGAATTCGACAAAATCAAAAAATTTACCTGCCTTACCAGCAAGACGAAAAGATCCGAATGTTCCGATTGAACTATGGCCGTTTCAAGATCAAATCGATTATTATGAAAACCGTTCCGAAGCTGATAAGTTTGATGATACGTATAGCAACTATGCAGATTGGTTTACTGAAGTAAGAAAACAATCTAAAGTATATCACAGCACTTTTATTAGTTTCGTTGCAGATAAAAAAGAACTAATGCAATCGATGTACAATAAAAAAGTTCAACCAAAAGAAGCAGTTAGAGAATTACAAAAACTAGGCGTATATTAAATAATGAGCGATCAACCACAATACAAATATGTTTATGGAATTGGTAAACAACCATTGAATATCTCTGAATCAGAAATTAGATATGCAATAGATAATACCAAATCAAATGCAGAAGCGGCTAGATTCATGAAAGTTTCTTTTAGCACATGGAAGAAATATGCAAAAATGTATGTTGATCGCGAAACTGGTATGACTTTATATGATATGCATACCAATCAAGAAGGTCAAGGTATCAAAAAGAACTTCATTCGTGCAACAGCAGGTATGTATAGCATTGAAGCGTTGTTAGAAGGAAAACATCCAAACTATCCAGGTTGGAAACTCAGAAACCGCTTGTTGTCATTGGGTATATTCGCAGAACAATGCAATTGCTGCGGATATGCTGAACGACGAGTTACTGATGATACAGTACCATTATTATTAGATCACATCGACGGTGATACTACAAATCATCGCATAGAAAATTTACAAATGCTTTGCCTTAATTGCTATTATATGCAATCTGGAAATCCGTATAACCGAGATAAAGAACATTATTGGAACTATAACATACTAGCTTAATATTTATTAATATGATAAGTATGCAAACATTGTTATTGGAAGGCCGATATGATTCTGTATCCAGACAGCTGTCTAGAAGAATAATTAACATAGTAAAAGACAGCTTCGAAGCAACCAATGATGCTGACGGTAAGTTTCTAGGACACAAAGTTTATTACACAGCAAATGAATCAGTGCCTGATATTAATTCAAACGAAGCACCTGAGGTATATACCGAAGAAATTGAAAACAGCGAAATACCATTAGAATTCTATTTATCATTTAAAATACAATGGATTGATGGATATGGTAAAATGGAAGTTGATGGTAATGTATATAATGATCATAGACTAGATGCTGATGAACCGCCATTACTAGAAGTTTTATTAATTGTTGATCCGAAATTATATCCACAAATACTTAATGATATTGTTGCTGAATTATCAGATACAATTCGACATGAAATTGAGCATTTAACTCAATCAGGGTGGAACTTGAAATCAGGTAAATATATTTCAACTGACATTAAAACTAGAAAACAAATCGAATCTGGTAAACTTCGACCATATCGTTACTATACGTTGCCTAAAGAGATACCGGCAATGATTCAAGGTTTATATAACAAAGCAAAGAAAACTAAAACGCCATTTGCTGATACTGTTAATAATCATTTACAAACGGTAATCGATAAAGGTTATATAACGCCAGAAGAAGCAGAAATAATAAAAAATACATGGAGGACATATCTTCCTAAATTAGCAATAAGACAGGAGCTATAATGAGTAAAATTAAAGGAGCCGATGGTAAAGAATGTTGGGACGGATACCGATATGCAGGAACAGAAAATGGCAAAGACAAATGTGTAAAGGTGAATGAAATGCAAGAAATGACAGTATGTAATGAATGTGCAATTGCAATGCTAGAAGACATTAAAGCAGGCAAATTCAACGATGTAATCACAGAAGCAGAATATCAAGGACGCAAAGTTCCATTGGGCAAACCAATGCGCGGCGATGTTAAAAAATTCAAAGTATATGTTCGCAACGCAGAGGGCAATGTAGTTAAAGTTAACTTCGGCCATGGAGGTACCTCCGCAAAGAAGGCAGGTCAAAAAACTATGCGCATCAAAAAGAATAATCCAGCTCGTAGAAAAAGTTTCCGTGCTAGACATAATTGTGATAATCCTGGACCTAGAACCAAAGCAAGATACTGGTCTTGTAGAGCTTGGTAAAAAAGTTTATGATTCGGTTGGATCTTGACAAGTTATTTCTTATATTTATAGTATAAAAATAATGAGTTATGAAAAAAGAAACATTTGGTATCGTAGAAGTAACAGCTAAGGGCACAGTTGTTAAAGAAGTAGGAACAGGTAATGACATTACGCATTTGTTCAGAACAGACATGATTAATTTAGCGGTAGTTAATTTAGAAGGTCTTAAGTTCAATCATGAAACACAAAGAGGTAAACGAATTCCTATGTCGGAGATTCCAGCAGAGATCAAAACCGTAGCATCTGCTCCTACTAAAGAGTTAGATCCGGTATTAGAATTAATTAAAAATTCAGCAAGCATTAAACCCAATGACCTTGAAATGACCGATGTTAAGTGGAAATATCTAGTTAGATCGGCAGTTCGTGGCAAAAATATCATGATGGTTGGACCTGCAGGTTGTGGTAAGACTCAAGCAGCAAAAGCACTTCCTGTAGCAACCGGTCATCCTTTCTTTTATTTCAACTTAGGTGCAACACAAGATCCTAGAGCAACCTTAATTGGTAACACACACTTCAAAGATGGACAGACTGTGTTTGATTCATCTGCATTTGTTAAGGCTATTCAAACTGAGAATGCAGTTATCTTGTTAGATGAGTTATCTAGAGCTCATCCAGAAGCATGGAACATCTTGATGACAGTGTTAGATGAAGGTCAAAGATACTTGAGATTAGATGAAGATGTTAATGCACCATTGATCAAAGTAGCAAACGGTGTATCATTCATTGCAACTGCTAATATTGGTACTGAGTATACATCGACACGTGTATTAGACCGTGCCTTGATGGATCGTTTCGAAATCATTGAGGTTGACATCTTGAGCTTAGAGCAAGAAGAAATCTTATTAACTAAACGCTACGGCAATGTGTTATCCGAGAAACAGATCCATGCAGTAGCAGATATTGCTGCAGTAACCAGAAAGGAATGGAGATCTGAATCAGGTAAGTTGACAACTATGATCTCAACTCGTATGACGGTTAGATTATGTGAATTGTTAGCAGATGGATTCACTTTGCGTGAAGCAACCGAAGTAGCAGTATTACCTTTCTTTGACGCATCTGGAGGTGCCGACTCGGAAAGAACATTTGTTAAGCAAATTATCCAAAAATATGCAGCAGAGACCGAAGTTGAAAACATATTCAATATCGACGAAGAAAAAGAAACAGAGGTATATCCTTTCTAATCAGCTTTTTTCATAGCCCAAGAAGAGACAGTTAAAATCATTAATCATGATCTGTCTCTTTTTTTTTACATTTCGGTTGGATCTAACTGAATTATTTCTTATATTTATAGTATAAAATTAGAGATTATGAAAATAAAGACATCCACACAAAGAAATTGGTCAAGATTTTGGTTAGACGATGAATATGACTTCGACAACGATCGATCTAGATCTTCTGGCGTTGATTACACCAAGTTAGCGGCTACACAAAGAGCTATCGGTAACTTTGTTAACATTGTTACGGGTAAACAAATTCCAGTTGTATTTCAAAGCAATGACCGTAGTTACACTGATGGTACTAGTGTTACTATTGGTACTAAACTAGATGGTGATAACTTTGACCCCGCAGTAGGATTAGCATTGCACGAAGGTTCACATATTGCTTATACTGATTTTAGTTTGCTTAAGGATGTCAACGGCCACGCAACCGGATCGTTATCTCAAACTAAAATGGCAACTGTTGTTAGAATGCAAGGTTGCGATCCAGAATTAAACATGACAGAGCAACAATTTGATGTAATCAAAAACATCTTGAATTGGGTTGAAGATAGACGTATCGATTATAAAGTATATACTAATGCTCCTGGATACCGTGTGTATTATCAATCAATGTATGACAAATACTTTAATGATACAATCATTGACAAAGCTCTTAAAGAAAATGCAAAGACCGAAGAGACTTGGGATGATTACATATTCCATATTATCAATTTCACAAATCCTAACCGAAACTTAAATGCTCTTAAAAAGTTAAGAGAAATCTGGAATGTTATTGATCTTAAGAATATTAGCCGATTAACAGATACAACAGATGCATTACAAGTTTCATGCCAAGTATATAAATTAATTGCACAAGCAGTAGCTGAAGAACCAGTAAATGTAACTAGTAGCAATGATGGTGATGCATCCGAAGGACAGCAAGGTGAACAAGGAGAAGGATCTGGCAATGATGGTGCTGGTAATGGAGAAAATGATATGACTGATTTTTCAGATGAAGACATTGATGTTGATATAGATTCAGGTGAAGAATCCGATGACAACTCATCTGGCAATGCTAACAGTTTAACTGACAAACAACTAGAAAAATTAGAAAAAGCTATCAAAGCTCAAAAAGAATTCCTAGAAGGTCAGCAAAGCAAAAAGGGTAGATTAAGCAAATTGCAGACGTCTATTATCAATGCAATTAAAGAATCTGGAACTGAGATTAGACAAGTATTTACCGATGAATCAAATACAAATCCAATTGAAACGGTTGTTGTTAAGAAGTTAACTCCTAGCATTATTTGTTCATTGCCTGAGTTGTTTCAACCATATAGTCCAGATGTTATCAATGGCAAAGAAGTTGCTAAATGGGCAAAAGTAGAATTCGAACGAAATCAAACCGCAGTTCAATTAGGTATTTCGTTAGGTAGATCATTGGGTAACAAATTGCAATTAAGAAATGCAGACCGAACTCTTAAGTCTACGAGATTGCAAACGGGTAAGATTGATAGAAGACTAGTTTCACAATTAGGTTATGATAATGTTAATGTGTTCCATCGCATCGTTACTGAAAGATATAAGAATTACTTTTTACATATATCAATTGATGCATCTGGATCTATGGGTGGATCAAAGTTTCATAATGCAATTACATCCGCAGTAGCAATAGCACAAGCAGCATCAATGACAACAGGTATTCGTGTACAGATATCATTACGAGGTACTGCCAATCTTAATTCCAATGTAGAAAAATGTGTTACTGTGATTGCATATGATTCAGCAACAGATAAGATGAGTAAAATTATCAATAACTTTAA